TGCTTGTGTCATTTTTTTTCTTTCCTTATTAGGGTTTATTTAAGCCCTGCTAAACGTTTAATTTCAACCACATTATTATGATCGAATTCAACGGCGACCTTAGCAGATTTATCTCCTGTCACTTCTACTCTGGACTCAACTAACACTTGAGCTTTTTCAGCTTTTGGTGCAGCAGAGTTATTTAGAACTGCGGGTAGATACTTTTCATATGCAGATTGCAATTTATCAGTCTGCACTGTTTCAAGAAGTTGGCTCATAACAGCCTGCTTCTCTTTATTCAATGGTTTCATTAAATCGCTCATTACTTTTTGTCGTTCTTGAGATTCTTTAATGATACGGATTTCTCGGTCTTTTGATTCAACTAAAGCAGATTTTTCAGCAGCAGCCTTTTTAGCTTCTGCAATCATTGCTTCTTTTTGTTCTAATGCTTTTGATAGTTTAGCGATTTGTTGATTCTCATTTAAATGAGTAATCGCAAATTCGCTGGCAAAAGCTTCGAATAGTCGACGACCAAAATTGTTCTCGCGAGCAGTTTGGATGTCTTCTTTTAGTTGAGTCAATTCTGACTCTAGCTTGTTAGCCACAGATTCTTGTACAAGAGCAGCAGATTTTGCAACAAAAGATTTCTGTAATTGGTCAAGCTTGGTTTTTGCTTCACGAACTAACTTAACTTTTGTTTCAACTACATCTTGTTTATCTTTAGCAAATTCTTGAATTTCTTCTGCAAGAGCACGGATAACAAATTTCTCAAGACGGCTTACACTTTCTTTTTGAACTTTGCGATCACTACGCAATTCTTTGATTTCTTCTGCTAGTTTTCCAACTAAGAATTGATCAAATTTTCCAGCACTTTCTTGCATACGTTTGTTAAAACGTACACGATCAGCCGCTAGTTGCTCTTTTTCTTCTGCAAACTCACGAATTTCTGACTGTAGACTTTCTGTGACCATTTTGTCTAGAGCTTCGACCATTACACCTTTGTCGTGTTCATAGCGGTTGGCAAACTCTTCGCGAATTTCTGCGCGAAGTTGTTCACGTGCTTCATTTAACTTAGATTCCCAAGCTTCGCTGATAGCTTGCTTAGTGTCTTCGTTAATGATACCACTGTCGATTAATGGCTTGATAGCATCAAACATGGATCATTTCCTTTTATATTTTTAAGTCTTTAATAAGGCGTTTTACTTCCTCTTGCAGATACTTTTGGACTTTTTGATTTGCACCGGCATCTTTGGCCATATCGAGAACCCTATGTCCATGGCGCATATTCATAAGCCCTTCGTAAACAGCTTTTGGATACGCATTAGGAGCACTAGGTTGTGCAACTATATCAACTGTGACTATTTCAAAGTCACTTACATGGCCCGAGCTTTCGTTAACGTTGCCGCTACCTCTGCTGGACACTCCTAACTTCACCCCTGAGGTTAACATGGCTTCCACCAGTTTACCCATAGGAGTTGGAAGAATTTTTAATTTACCAAAACCATTTGGCCCATCCATCCACATATCTGTGATCATATGGCACACACGGTCTAAGTTAATTTTTAGATCATCGGGGTGGTCTAGTTCGCCTAATACACTATACCCACCTTTAACTTGTTTATTAATGGCTTCAACTGCATCTGTAATTTCATCAACAGGGTAAACACGCTGATTAGCATTTTTTACCCCGCCTTGAATGAAAATACCTTTCATATACAGATTCTTACCGTTGCCATCAGCAGTAGACTCTGCCAGAACTTCCATTCTGGCATTGTCAAAAGATAAGTGTTCCTGTATTAAACTTTTCACAGTTAATTAACCTTTGGCCAACGGACTTTTGTCATTGGTGCCGCCTGCTTCTGCTTTTGTTGCAGCAGGAGCTTTGCTTTTGTAAGCAGATTTACCAGCATTAGCACCTGGGCTGTTTTGTACTTTACCAATTAGGTCCTGGCCGCCTTTTAAAAGACCGCTGGGCTTTCTATTCGGTGTTCCGCTTGGATCGGACTCTGCACCACCTTTGGCAATATTGGAAGCAGTACCTCCCATGTCGTTCTTACCGGCAACAACAGACTTAGTGTTCAAACTGGCTGTACCGCCTGCACCAACTTCACCTGTTTCTGTGTTCTTTCCTGGGAATGGCTCACCAATTTTTTCCACGTATTCGCGGATCCATTCAGCTTCGGTCATCTTTTTTGCTTTTTTGTCTTTAAGCATTTTGTCTTTAAGCATTTCTTCTTTTTTAGACTTTTTAGCTTCATAGACTGATTCGTCGTAATCTCCCATGCTTTCAGGAGTTGGTTTACCTGTAGGCACTACAATAAGATTTTCACCCATATCCTCGTCGCCTTCGTCATCCATGCCCATGTCCATGCCGTCATCCATGCCCATGTCGTCACCGCCACCCATTAAAGCATCAAATTCTGATTTAAGCTCATCCAATGCATCTTCAAGGTCCATTACGCGATTTTCCATGTCATCGCCGCCGTCCATGCCCATGTCATCACCACCATCCATACCCATGTCATCGTCGCCGCCGTCCATGTCCATATCATCGTCGCCCATATCGTCGCCGCCGTCCATGTCGTCGCCTTCATCGTCGCCCATGTCGTCATCTTCGGCTTCTTGCATTCCTTGTTCGTCGCCAGTGATTTCGTCTACCATAGATTCGACTTCATTGCCGCCGACTTCTTCAAGATCTTGTTCATCGATTAGCGATTCGTAAATATCGCGCGATTTTTCAACCACAATTTGGTGGAAAAGTTCGCGAGCTTTATCTTCCTGCTCGTTAATGATGTATTCAATTAATTGCTCATATTTTGACATATTTGTGTTCCTTTTAAAAATATGTTTGTGAATTCTGTATAGTTATTTACAGAATATGAGCATTTAATGGGTTAAATGGGGAGTTTTTGAAGTTTTTTAGATTAAACACCTGCCGCTGCTGCAGGTTTGTATTGAGTAGAAACTTTTTCCAGTTTCTTTTCATGCTCTAATTTTCTAGTGTCATTCATAATGCGAAGTTTATTCAATCGATCCAAAGTTAATCGTGTTTTTCTAGTGTCATCAATTTTAATGACACTATTATCGTCTTTTTCACTACGATAACCGTCCGGAATCTGATTATAAAGTTCTAAGAGCTGCATCAGGTATTTACCAATTTATTAAAATCATAGGGTTCCAGTGGGAGCTGGCGCTGCCGCTGCTGCTGCTCCAGGTGATGGAGCTCCTACTTCTGCTGGTGGTGCAGCGCCTGCTTCACCTTCTGCTGGCGGCGCTGCCGCTTCTAAATCAGCATCTAATCCGCCTGGACTAATGCCAATACTACGTAGACCTGCTTCACCTGGAGGTGCTTTGTCTACATCTCCTTGCTCTTCTGCCCACATGCGTTCGTTATCAGCCATTTCTTCTTCAGTTAATCCAAGATATCTTGTTAGTAAGAAGCGTTTGCTCAAATACGGAAAAGCTTCTAATTGCGTAAACGATCCAATTCTAGACTGATCTACTTCAGCTTGACGATAGCTGGCAAAGTTTTGCGGTTCATTGAACTGCAATTCGAACAAGTTACTATCAATGTTAATACCCCTCCAACGAAGGAATAATTTGAACTCTTGATCTAATTTTTCACAAATCATACGCTGCAAACGCATACAATATTGGTTAAATCGCCATTCTTGAATCAGTGCAGTTCCTACTCTACCGTCACTGAACGAATTTGGATTACTGGTTCCGTCATCCAGGCCTGTTGGCAAATAGCTGCTGGGGATTCTTAGTCCACGGAATAGTTTATTAGTGAAGAAATGCAGATCTGTAATTTCTCCTAAATTACTGCCGCCTGGCAGTGTATCAACTTTGCTGCCACGACCTTCTGCTGTCTGCGGGAAGAAATAATCTTCATTGGTACTCAACGGATTATATGTGGCATCCATCATATTCTGACCGCCACCTGTTTGTGTAGGTATACGGCGTTGATGTACTTCGTTTTTAACACGTTCAACAAAGGCCATGGCCATGTGACTGGGCATGTTACCTACGTCAATGTAAAAAATTCTACGTTCTGGTGCTCGTTGTACACGATAGATAATGATAGCATCTTCCAGTAATTCTTTTTGCTTGAATACTTTGAACACATTTTCTAACACACTATTACCAAATGGCCAACTAAAATCCAAACCTTCGGTTAGTGTTAAATGCACAATATGTTCGGAATTAACCGCAGCTTCATTTTGAGCATGACTAAATCTTGACCCGCCACCAATTGGATTTTTTGGCTGAATATAAGCACCACTGCTGCCGCCCACTTGTGGATGATTAACATTAACATCACTGGTATTAATAGTTGTAGCTGTTAAATTTTCAAAATTTGGAGCAATATCTTTAAGAATGTATTGCTCGGGCTTTTTGCCTTCTGCTTCGTTTACAATAACTTTAACAACTTTGCTGACTTCTACCCAAAACAGTTTAAATGTTTCGGGATCACGAATAAACACTTGATCACCATACTTGATAGTATTTCGAAACATTTTAAATATTCTTTTGTTAAGCTCATTTAAGCTGACCCATTGTGTTAACTGCTCACGAATAATCTTAACTTCGTTGTCTGTGGGCTGTTCTTTCCAATAAAATTTAAAAGCTGTGCCGTTTTCTTCATTGGTCTGAGTACTGAATTCAGCCAAAATATCCAGTGCGGCATTAACTTCACTGTCCATGTCCATTTGTTCGTACTGGTTATAACGTTCAATTCTATTGGGATGACCTATATAAACTTCAGGCAAGTTACTTTGATAATTTCTATAGGTCATATTTTGAGCCTGAGAGCCATTAATAGGACTT